ATGTGACTTACATCGCCCCAACGCCTGACAAGGCGTCGTAAATTTTTGGTTCTCCAGTCACATGCCCAGCACTTGCCGACATTCTTGTCAAAGTTTACTGAGAGTTTGCGTTTGTGGTGCCCGCAACATCGGGAAGGGTAAAGATATTCCTTGCCTTGGCGTTGAGGTCTGCCAAGGATTTCATCAAGGATTCTTTTCTTCTTCGCTGAGTTGGGATCGTTGAGCAATTAGTAGCCGAGTTCTTTAAGCTGTCTAATAGTATTATCCACGTCATCTGGATTATGTTTAATGGCAATCCCGCCGCCCTTGATAAACTCGTTGATATACTTGTCACGGTCATCAACCAGAAGTCCCTGTTTTCCGTTGTGGGTCCCAAACGGCTCTTTGGTCTCTGAAAGATTTACCAATTCTTCGTTTAGTCCCAATTCCCGCTCAACCCACAAGATCTTACCTTTCCGCGAACCTTCTGCCATTGGGGCTGACAAAATCTCAACTCCTGGGATGTTCTTTACGTAGTCCCACAATTTCTTGCCGTTGCGTTCCCATTCAAGGTTTTCCCACAACTCCACATCATCCTCTACAAGACGATACATAAAATCTCGGGTGCGATAGTTTCGTGGGAAACTTTGTTCGGAACTGTCTGGTCTGGCAATGTGCCAGCGAGTAATCTCGACATCCCAGCCGCCAATCTCTTTGGCAGTAGATTTTGCCAACTTATAAAACTGGTGCTGCGGGTTTCTATTTGCTTCCTGCATAACCTGATTCATATATATAAGCACTCCAGACTCAAAGTCTACAAGTACTCCATCCATATCCATAAAGACTTGATGGTTCATGATAATATTCCTCCGTATGAATATTATCGCACAGGCTCTCAAAAAGTCAAGAAGTTATTTCTTCTTCTTCTTTTTCTTTTTGCCTGAAAGAGCAGTGTCGGCGCAAATGTGAGCTAACTCTGGCTGCTCATCTTTGTTTGCACAAGCCCAGACTCTCTGTTTCTCTGTGGAGGCTTCATCAACGTCTTTCCGATTAGGAAAGCCAGTCATATTACTCTCTTCTTCCGTAGCGTTCATTATCTGCGGTTGCCCTAGGGCTATCTGTTTAGCCTTGGCGGCCACCTGGGCAATTAACGAAGCATCATTATAAACGTTGCGTGCAAGCCTTGTCGCTAACGCAGTTAAGTTAACTTTCTTCTCTTCGCCGTCAATTGGGTCTTTAGTGTCCTGGACATCTTGATTGACGACTATTTCTTGGAGACGATCTTTTTCTTCTCGAATCAAGGACTGAAGCATTTTAGAGGTGAGTTTCATATTGTAAATAGTGTATTAATCTACTAAAATTATTTACCAAACGGAGACTTCTTCTTGGCGCTTACGGTTAGCATCTGTCTAGGGCTCTTTGCGGTTGGCGGTTGGGGGAGTAACTCCAGACGCAAGTGAATTAGAGGCGTCGGTGTCTGTTTTGTCTTCTCTCGACCTGTCCTTTAGTATACGTCTTGCGCTTTGAATCACCGCGGTTAAGGCTGCTTCAGTGTTTTTACACTGTGCTACCAGTCCGCGAGCAAGGGTATCCACTGGAATTTTGAAGTTGGTATCGGTAATCGAATTAGTGAACGTTTGTTCCCCAGGCTGAAATTCTTGCAGGGATTCTATTTCTTCTTTAATGAGGGTGCGAATAATATCGGGAGTCAGTTTCATATGATAAATAGTTCTTAGTCTACTAAAACGATCTTCTCTGTTAGAAATCCCTTGTTGTCCTTGTTTCTCAGCAAAAATTCCCCGGCTCGGGCAATAACCACAGCATCTGCTCGGTCATCAGTTCCCTTTTTGAAATTTCGTCCGCCGCGTGCCATCTCATACTTAAATGCAGTTTTTTCCTTTTCGATCACAGCTTCAACCACCATCTTTTTTCTTTTAGGTCCCTTGGTTGCACGTGGGAACGACAAACCGTAGAGTGATCGTGCAGTATTAACATTAATATAGGTGGGTTCAATTTCAAAGCACTCAAAACATATCCACGATATAATCCCGTTGAACTTGGCCAACTTGATGATAGTGTCTGCTCTGGATTTTCCCGGAAGAAACTTTTTTAAAGCGGTTTCAATAAAAAGATGTGTAATGCCGTATTCAGAGCGAAGTCCGTAAAGTTCTGCGCCGATAGTTTCGACCTTCTCGTAGATGGAGGAACATTTGGAAATATCCCAGCCCGCAGATAAGACAAGCCTTCCATCCTTATCGTCAATAAGGGCTACCCCTACTATCGTAGTAGAAATGTCAAGTCCTAAAATCATAATAAATTATACTACAAGTCTAGTTTTAATTTAAATGTGTAATCGTCGGTTATCTTTTTCTGTACCGGGTTAGCCAATTTAGCTACACCAATCAAGTTCTTATCTTTGTCGAAAATTCCAATTTCTGAAATGAATACCTGTTTTTCAAACTCGTCTTCGAATTCACAATACTGGCTCTGGATAGTGTTTTTGATATCCAACAGAGAAGGCTCCACATAATTATTTGGTGTCACAGAGGATGACCCTCTCCAGTAACCTCTAGTGGAATCTATCCACGTGGGGTTTAATGAGTTATCGGTATCTCCCGGATAAGCGGTAGCAAACATGGTCATAGTGGGTATGGATTGGGTCCCCTTGAAACTCATAGTATAAAGACTAGAACTAGCGTATGTGCCGGTACTTCCCGTGATGCTTCCAGTACTATAGGCTCCGTAATAAATCCAACTTGATTCAGAAGTGACACCGGTGCCTGAATAATTGTCTACGTTGGTAGATATGGCCCCAGTATTAGTTAGCAACACAAAACCTTCGTTATATAGGACTACGCCAACTGTCGATCCACTCAATAACCCCGCAGTAGAAATAAGCTCGCCGTTTTGGTATTTATCAACTGCTTCATCGACAAGAGTGCCCGAAAAATAAAACTTTAAATTAACTGTACCGGGGTCGATTCCTGTATCATAAAATATAGAAGGAATTTGAACCATATTTACGGACCCAGAAAGGTATTCTCTTTCGAACTCGTAAGCATTGCTCTTCATACGGTAATAATTCATGGTGTTTTTAAGAGCCATCACTCCCTTACGAGCATCAACATAGGTATCTTTCTCAGCCGGGGTTCCATCCGGGAAAGGATAAGCCATAGCTGGATATAGATGACGACTAATTGAAGATGTAAGGGGGTATTCCCCATAGATTATCGTTCCGGGCTCCAACTCTTGATATGCTTCGGGAGTTACACTAGGGGGTGCTAACCAACTTCCATCTTTGATGATGAAGGGTCTGATGAGTTGTTGGGTTGTGCCGTCGCGATCAACATTATATTCGAAAAGACTAATCATTCCGTCCGGAATATTTACGCCCATATATCGATCATTGTTTATAAAAGATGACCCACTATACATCACAAACTCATACTGAGGTGATGTGATCATCCTGTTTATAAATATGTCGTCTCGACCGAACTCGTGGAGATAAGGCATTGTGCCCTCCTCCTAGTAATCTAATCGAACTCTAAGGGTGAACTCGTCCTCGGGGTTCTTCTTAAGGGGTTCGCTTAATTTACCAACCGCCAACAATTCATTTGCAGATGAATACAGACCAACCGTAGTCACATAGGACACGGTTTGGCTTATCTGTTCATTTTGAGGCAAGCCATCAGTCACTCGGATTTTACTCCCAGTTAGGTAAGTAGGGTTACTGCTATAGTTAAATTCGTTGGCATTAGCGCGACAGAAGTAAATAGTTGAATTTAATTCTGTAGTATTATTAAAGCTTATATTTTGCACTCGGCGACGGAGTGCGTCTGCCGAGCCACTAATAGCTCCAGAGACAAACATCTCTGGCGCTATCAAGCCTGCGGAATCCATAACACAATTGCCGGCCGACAGGAAATCGGAAGTAAATACCGAAGCCGTAATAGCTGCGATACCTGCTTGGTAAAACAACAGACCACACGGGCGATCGGAAATAGAGGAAGCCGATGCATATAATATGTTATATTGTCCAGAAGGAGAATTCACCTTACAGTTAGTTCCATCTTTATCGTATATTTTTAGGGTAGTCGAGTAAGGTGTTGCATAGGCGGTACCCGTTCCGACCTGCATCTGAAATCCATTTACTTGCTTTTGAATCTCATCCTTAGTCAAAAGTCGTGCAAAGCTTATAAGATACATATCATCTATCTTCGACGACTCTGTAGATCCAGCAAAATTACCGCTAACATCTAGGCGGTTAATACTGCCCGTAGGACTATACCCCGCCAGAATTTGGGCCATCTCATTATAGACATCATTCTTGGCATTGCGCTGAACCATATTAACTGAACTGCTCAATGCGGATTGTGGGGACATACCTATGGTTAAGTCAAGAATATGATTTGCGGAAGAACTCAGATAAGGATAGTCATATAGTGACTGAAACATCCCATGGGTATAGTTCTTCACGTTAGTATCTGCGGGAAATACTCCATAAGTTCCAGAAAGGATCGTGCCCGTCACAGGCACCGCTTCGTGAAGAAACGTCCGGGCGGACTGAACATCAGACTGAAGAAGAGTTTTGAAGCTGGTTGCTGCCATTTTTGTTTCCTACCTTTTTTAACCGAATCTGAGTATTCGAATCGGAATATCTGTACGATATCCGGTTGTAAAGCCCGTTATTCGGACAACTGTATCAATATATTTGTACACTGTTCCGCTCAAGGTAACAGTACTCCCCATTTGATCGAATAGATAACTTTGCGTAGCGGCAGACAGGGATGGCAATAAAGAAAACGCAAAGCGTGTTCCTATTTTTCCAGTGGTGCCGCCGATACAGATAGGAGACTGCGCACAAGCACGGGTATCTCCTTGCCCTGTAAGGACATACTCGGGAACATAAGTTCCGCCTGGGGTGCCTTCCGGCTGCTGGGCGAAATATGCATTATCAGTCCCTAAGACAAAATAATAGCTCGCAATACTATCATCGTCAATAAAATTAGGTGTTGCTTGGCTATTGTCCGAAGGAGTTCCGGCTCGGACTAATCGATAATCTATTTCCACGATATAGGAGGTTTCCACCAATTCGACGTTTTCATCTTTAAGATATCCAATGGTTACATCAGTTCCCACCAGTCCTTGGTCAACCACAATGTGAGAAAAGTTATTAGGCAAGTCTCTACTATTGCTATATAAAAACCCCGGGGTAATCGCTGCCATCGTGTTTTGGATTTGCGTGCCAGTAGCATCGTTACTCACCATAAAAAAGCCCCCAATAGGAGCGCCGGCACCCGTAGCTGTCCCCTGGTTAGTAGCTGAAAAGTTTCCATTCAAGCGCACAACCGGAAGGTGAGTCAAGGTATTGTTAGCATAAGTGATCAATTTGCTCTTAAGGGCAGTGGTGTTATCTGTAAAAGCTTCTAATATAGGAAGTTTTAAAATCCGAAGATCTTGGTACCCGGAACCAGTAGTTGGGACATACAGGGAATAGTCAATTTCATCATCCCCTAGAGCAAACTTAGAAACAACGAAGCTCCCATCACCCATAGCCAATCTTTTCCTGCCGGTATCAGTTAGAACTGCGTCTAAAATAATATCGCCGCTGTTGTCTAGAAAAGCCATATGATTTTCCCCTTAATGAATTTCTAAGTAAATAGTATCGTCTTTACTTATTTCACCCCTTTAATGTTATCCTTTTGTCTGTTGGTTTATCAAAGTTGATCAAGCCAGCCAGTATCTACGTTCCACGTTCGAGTTCGCCCTACCAATCCGATAAGGGTGTTGATGACGCCCCGAGGAACAGCGACCGGAGGAGTAGAGATGGCTACAGGACCGCAACGTAAACGCTCAGGCTCTGGAAGGATATCTTGCTGATCAAACGATACTCGTAAGTCAAATTTCTTACCCGTGTCTCGCGACGTAAAACGAATGACAAAATCATTGTTTGTAACCCGGGATCCCAACTCGGATGCCAACGAGCGACGCGTGCCAATTGGGGCACCATCGTCGTTGGTGATAATTGCCGGCTGTGTCTGGATGGCTGATGCTTTTATTTCAATGAATCTTGCCATTTTTCGGGAGATTTGCTTATTATTAATAGGAACAAAGTGAAAAAGTTTAATTTGTGGAACCAAAAGCCCCTTCTCATAGTGAAGCCGAGCTTCATAAATTGGAGAAGGATTGGATACATTTTGATGCACATCCTCTACTGTACAAGTGATGTAATAAGTTACATTTGGCTCTAAATTTAATAACGCACCAAACCCTGGCGCATAAGGGATATCACCAGCAATTAACTCGTCTGTTTTAAATTTTTTCAAACGGGCATTACTGTTGGAATCTGGGTTAAACGACTTATATATATCGCTATAATGGGCGACATTTCGGTTTAGAGAAGTAGTCCAGTAAAGGGTAAATTCCTTAATTTCAGCAATGCCTTCATCTGCAAACTCTAAGTGGTTCGGCAGCAAATTATAATATTCAAATTCTTCTTGGTAATTTGCCAATTCCCTAATTTCACCAGTCCTGTTTCCAATCGATACTATGGGGAGTGCTTGTTCTTTCAGGTATTTTCCTGTGCCTGGATCAACAAGTGTCTTAACTTGTGTGAAATTATCCTTAATGGGGAGTATTAATAAGTCCGGAGCGACAGGGGGGCGGTCCATTACTTTGGCGGCAGGAAAAGAAACTCCCCTGGCTCGGAAATGTTTAGTCCTCGATCCACCCGTCACAGATGGACCAACGATACGATGCTCAACAAGGCGCACAGTAGGCTTTCTTTGGACCAAGAACTCGTATGTAAAAGGTTCCGGGTTAGCCGCATGCGCAGAAAGAGCGACGGAGCGGTCCTGATCACCTTCTGGATCAGTGATGGGATTTCCCGGTGGGAGAGGAGGAGTAAAAGGGAGCACCATGGCTGGGTTAAGAGGTAAGTTATCTACCCAATTGGGTACTCGAAAATCAACAAGAGTGAAGAATTCTTCTATTCCCGTCATTATTCGATACTCTACTACTTGATAATCATACTCTCTGTCGTATTTTATCTGGGTATCAGTATAAATTACCGTTCCCAGATCTTTTTTGTTGGAAAAAAATAGTTCTTGAATAATGTTATTATCAGCATCTCTTTTCTCTAACTTATATATCAATGGTTCAGAATAGGTTGGTTTGCCCAGGTTAAATATAGGAGTAGTGTTTTCCATTCGTCCTTCAGCGAAGGCGATCATTTCCATATAACACAATCCCATAATAGTTTCCTGGGGCTCGGATAAAGGATTTCCTGCCATCTCTTTCCCGAAAGCTGAAAACAATAACGAGCGATCAGTCTCTCCTAACCCAGACAAATCGGGGTCAGTCGCTGCTAAAGCAAGGAAAATATTTACAAGATCATAAGTAGTCATTTCTTGAGATAGACTCTTGAACTTGTATGGTTCCAACAAGGGACGTCGATTAGCTCGGATGTTTTCCATATCAGGAACCACAGTTTTTAAATATTGGGACTCTAAGTGATAATCCACCTCATAAGACGGATTTCTATCTCTCCCATGTTTTTGAAAATGCTGAAGTCCTCTAGCCAAAATGCTAGTTAAGTTTTTTTCTTCCAGCAGTTCTCCGAGTCGTCCGGTTTTTCCGGTCGGGATCTCCACATCTATCTTCATCGGGAAGGCAAAATCATTATAACTTATAGAATTATACATCTCATATTCGGGACCTGGGATGACAATAGAATCAGTCAATCCCGCAATCTTGCGTTGTTGCTGGGGTGGTATCTCTCCAGCGGACAATATGTTTCCCACTTGCTGAAGATATTGTGACATCGAATCATACGACATCTGAAGGTCCGGCAAGAGAGTTCTGCCCCCCAGGGTGGTATGATAATCATAAGCAGATTGAAGGTTTACTCCGTTAGCTGCTGCCCCATCCCAGTCGGAAGAAATCCGGGCGTCTGGTCCAAACTCCAGACCGGCTGGTATCCCGTTCAGAGTCAATCCGTGGACATAAATATTAGGAAGCATTGTTTCATGAATAGCACTCCCACTAATTCTCTCCTCGTAGCAATCTAAATAATAATGATACTCGGGGTTGATATGAAACTTTCCATCCGGGGCACCTGCGAGGGAATAATATTCGGAGGTATTACGATTGAGCACATAGGGAATAGCAAAGGAAGCGTCAGTCCAATGGTACTTATTAGTGGTTCCTGAAGTTGATGCCAGTTGCATTTTTTCCTCATCAGAGAGGAGCCCATAGGCTATTTTCGTCAAAGAAATGATGGCCTTCTCACGCACGGGTTCTAAGTATCTATTAGCATCAAGATCATTGGTAGTAAGTGCATGATACATTCCCTTGAATAACTCTCGCAACTGGGTGGGCTGGTCGCCGTCTGCATTCCACCCATTATTTTCCACGTATAGTCTGGATATTCGTAGAGCCCCAGCATCTGCAAATTGAGCCACAGCATTTTCATAAGCCAGCCATGCTTCCCCGTCCCTCGTAAATTGTACAAGGCTAGTCAAGAAGTCCCGATTCTCTGATAAGGAAAGAAGCCACTGTTTCCGCTGCCCCTCTAAGACAGAAGCTATATTGAAGCGTGAACCATCTGGTCGAGGATTTATATAAGGATTATTTACTAAAAAGTCAGGCTCGGGTGTGAAATCGTCTTGTTCACTTGAATAAACCCACTTAATTATATTCTGAGTAGTCAAGGGAAGTGCATTAGCGTCGTCAGAAAACCCCCCGACGGAATAATTTACCTTATAAGCCCCAGCAAGATTATCGATAGGACTTATTTGTACCTGGGCGGGGATCTCATTTCTGACCCCACGGGCTGTGGTATTGTAATACTGTTGCAGGGGATTGCGGGCCCGGGTGGGGGTCCTCAGAATTGTAGATCGTGAAAAACTCATTTATAAAACCCCTCAGTTAATAAATAGGTGTTTGAGAGGAAATGGTTCCGACTAGTCCGCCGAGGTTAAAGCCGACAGGCTCACCTTCCTCTGGTTCAGAGTCTGTGCCGGAGGTCCCGACCATACCGCCGCCGATGACGCCCCCAGGAGTATCGCCCGTAGGATCAGGGTCATCAGTTGGTTGAGGATCTTTCTTAATAGCCCCTTGATTTGACAAGAAGAAATACTTATTATAAGTTTCCAAATTAAAATGCCTCTCACTGTTGAAGAACTGACTAGCGATAGCCGCCCTGTCGTCTCCTAAGCTTGCTAAGGCGGGAAACATATCCTCCGGCGATAAACGACGGACACGACAGAATAAATTTTTATTCTCTGATTGGGAAATCACAGTTGCTATCTCCTGGGTTATAGGGGTCCAGATGGGCATCTTTGCTTTATCTAAAAATTGTGAGTCCGGTTCATCTAGTCGGCGGTCAATGCCTACACGCTGTGCTTCCGTATCTGCAATCCCAGATTTATAATTTAAATCCCCAAATCCGCTTAAATACTCCACAATGAAGATATTTTTATAATTCATCCAAAAAGCCATAAATTTAGCGTATACCTTCATTGGGTCAGCCGTTTTCTCGAAAGGGGGAATATTTTGCCCGGGCTTATAATAAGATATCATTTCATCACGGAACTCCGCGGAATCCTGATCATACAGGGTTGGTCGGCGGGCATTGAAATTCGGGATACGGGCATCCAGCGGATCTCCTAATTCTAATTGCTCATCACTCATAGCTACAACCATTAAACTTTTAGTTTGGTTGGGTATTGCAGATAAACTAGACTGAACTGTATTCACAATAGTTTCGGGGGTAGCAGAAATATTAGAAAGCGACGTCATCGAATTGAACTGCTCCTTTTGATATATCGTGGCTTCCGTCATTGAAGGGTTGATACTCATTTCCCCAAATATAGCAAAAGGTAACTTAATGGGGATAGAAGGTTGTGGCTGCTTAGTTCCGGGAACCTTAGCTCCAGAGCCGGTCCCGGCTGCTGCCCCGGGGGAAATAATATATTGCGCATCTGCTTGCTGAAGGTAAGTGTAGGCATTAGTCCCCCTTAAAGAGTTAGCACCCCCAACTATAGTAGGGATAACTTGTGGTCCTGTGAAATGGATCGTATTGGGAGAATATCCACCGCGAGTGGTCACTGGTGTTTCCCCCGAGCTTTCACGCGGCTCCTCAAACTGCTTACTGGTTGTTTCTAATATCTGGGTTGAGTATTCCTGCCATAATGTCTGTTTAAGAGAGTCATACAATGACTGGTTAGAAGTAACGTTAAGGTCATGGTAAATGCGAGGATTTTTAATATTTAGGTATTTTCCCTCTATATTTAACTGGATAATATCGCTGAAGGCTTGTGCATAAACATTGAGATCGTAGAAAGACTGTGGCGAGTTAAGAAGAAAATTTGCCAGGTTATTCTGGAATATTTCGGACTGGGGAGCATTTGTTGGCACCCTCAAAACGTGAGGGGTAAAATATTTAAAACTTGAGGCAGCATAAGTCCCAACATAGGGACTAGGAGTGCGTTGTCCGGGCTCGGTCGTATAATATTTATTAAACTCTTTCCTGATTCTCTCCTCATAAGAGGGGACAGGCAGGCGAGTTATTCCATCAGGATTGGGTTCGTCCTCCATCATATAATCACAGCCTAGTTGTTTATTTTTTCCAAGATAATATTTTTCGCCGAACGAGTGACTCAGTTTATAGATGGGGAAATGGCGATCATCCGCGGGTCGAGACTGAATCATCGCATCGGTGGTACCATAGTTAGTATTTCCCAGGGGTTGGTTAGGCCAGATCTGGGTAAGCTTTTTCATAAAAAACATCACGGTAAATGATATTAGCTTTTCTAACTCTAAAATCTTTTCTGGATCTATGATACCCCCGTTGACGTCCAAAATTTGAGTCATTGCCGCGGCTAGCTGAGTTTCTCCACTCTGTGTTGCTGGTACGAACTCATCCAAAACCCATTGAGTCACATCGGCTGCTATCAAGATTATATCCCTATAAGATGTACGGTGTTGGTCCTCTATCTGTCCAATTGGGACAGCCAGGAGGCGTTGTACCGGGTCCCATAGTCCCCTCCCATCCCTGATAGGTCCCAAGGGGGGTTCGCCGATGCGAGGTACCGAATTTACAATATTTTCAAATACTTGTCGGATTTTATTTTGTTCTTCGGTGAGAATCGACACGACATTTCGAATAAGTAAAGGAGCAGAATCAATCACAGTGGCATCACAGGCATATCCTATAGTTCCTTGAGTTATCTGGTTTGTATAGTTTGCTAAAGTATCCTTAGTCTCATAAAAACTAAATTTGTTTTCAATGTCCGGAGATGACCCCTCTAATGAAATATGTACCTTTTCCACCTTGTCCAGAAATACCTCCGGATAAAGAATCGCCGAATTTTCTTTAAAATCTTTACCAATAGTTCCGAGAGAATTATTTCCGATTTGCCCTTCTTTTTTATATAACTGGCGCTTAACCTTTACATTCGAAATCGAGGAGGGGGACGATCCGGACATCAGCCCGGTTCCATTAATTAGAGCTTCTGCTAAACTCGTGTTCTCATAAACAAAAGGAAAATAACTAGTAGCCGCTAAATACGCAACCAAATCAATTCCGAAACAAATTCTTAAATTCTCTTCACTATCTTTTGAAAACCACGCTTCGGTAAAAGAATTATCTACGCCAATAGACTTTTTAAGAATCGGATTTTTATCAAAATACAAAGGCATAAAATTACGATAAATCTTATCAAAGATTGATTCAGTCCGTGCAGCCCTCTCCGACAACTCTTCATAATCAATATACTGAAGGGTGTAAATGTCGGGTGCCATTTGCAGGGTGGATGTTGACAAATAAGAATCTACACTAGTGGCGCTCGGAGGATAAAGAGACTGTCTGTTAAGGTAAGCCGATCTTAGTCCAAAAGGTGGCCAGAATCTTTTTTCCCCGAAAACGGTGGCGGATGTGATTAAAGATGTACCAGTGTATAGACCCATCGCCACTTCTTGTTGTTGTCGCCCCAGAAACTCAGGCGGCACACGATAAATAAAGGCATATATCGTTAGTTGCTCGATATCGTCATCAGGTGCAAGATTTAACGACTCAGTGAGATCCATTTGGGCTCGTGGGATGATAACCCGACTTAAGTTGTGTCGGGCGGCGCGGTTCTGGATTCCTATAAATTCAATTTCTTCTTGGGCGTCGCCGTAGTCCACATTGGAAATGACCCGATCTGTTTGGGGTCCGTCCCCCTCCGGACGAGAGGATCTTCCTATAGTTGTAGAGGCGATTGACCTGCTAATAATATTACCATCAGAATCACGGGGTAGAATAGAGACGAGTTGTTTGTCCCATATTACTGTATCGGGAGAAAGGTTGAAATCTTCCCTAGAATAGATGGTACCCGAATTTATGTGTCCCGGGTTTATAGTAGAAAATGGCGATGAAGGATTATTAGTCACATAAGTCAAAATAGCAGGATTTACATCAGGCTGAATTGGGAGAAATTCCCCCAAAGATCTGCGCAAGGCACGAACATAGTTATCGGCAGATGTTATCGCCGAGAAATCAGGGTATAACATCTCCGACAACAAATATTCATTTTGACGGGCTGTTAGATAATCTAATTGATTTGCCCTATCTTTTTTATAGGTGGCTACAATCCTCACATTGTAATGACGAAGATCTTCGTTCATCTGTTCTATGTTGTCTACTGTTTGTACAAAAGAGGTGTCTATGAATGCATTTATCTTATCTGATTGTCCACCACCGGCAGGCTGACGGTTTATTGTCACAGTTTGAATAGTTACTTCAGGGATGTTTCTTAAAATCATGAGTTATCCCTGCCGTCTATACTAGTAGCTGCGCATACATTCCTGCTAACATTGGTGACATCACGAGTATAAAGAGTAGAATTAAGAGGCAAATTATATTCGGCGATCTCTCGATCAATCGCTATGTCTAAATAATACTCTACATAAGTACTATCCAGAATTGGGAAACCATCAACAATAGCCTCGTCAGTACCATTAATTAAACGGGCAAGGTTATGAGGAACAGTCTGATCGGTTAAAAATTCCCCATTCGGACCAGAACGATTAACAAATCCTAGAGATTCATATCGTTCGGAGTTGTTCTGGGCACTTCCGACTACTTTTAATACTTCAACATCAAAATTACCATTGACCTTGAATAATGTATTCAATTCTTGAACATCTAACACTAGTTTTTCGTTTTTTTCCAGTGTATAGAAATTTACATCCCACTCCTGTTGCACTAGGTATTCAATATCCAATGATGCACTACGCATAGGGAGCGTTCCGTTCATTTGGTATTGAACTCCGTCATTGAAGGTAGCCTCGGTCTCGGGGGTTACAAAAATATACCACGATGGTGCATAATCCGACCAAGGACTATTGCTCCCCAAAAATCGATAAAAGGGCTCATTATATGAACTGGTTTGATAAAAAATGTTTTGCTGGTCTAGTGTCCGTAGCGACACTTGGGGTTGAGTTGTGGAATAAAATCGGGTGTTGCGGTTGAGGCGGGGAGTTTCATCTTTGATCCGGTCCACAATCTTATTCTGAATTTCATTTATTTGTCCCCAGGAGCCATCATAAAGGATCCCAGTGTCATAAAATGCATAATAAGCTGGCATAAAAGAACCGCTAGTAAACAATTCCTTGCCGTAGGGCGTGAGGTTAATTTGAAGAACTTCTTCTTTTTGATTAAAAAACTTTACCATATCTTAATTATCACTCATCTGGAATTCCGTTCGGAAAGCTTTCATCCATCTCTTTTTCAAGATCCGGTCTAAAGCCTATTTTGGTATTTACTTTAGCGTGCTCAATCAAAGAGAAATAATCATAAGGCCAGTTATAGGTGGGAGATAATACCGAATGATCTGCCAAATATACACTAGATGACCACCTATCTCGCCATGATCTCCTTTGATCAGCGTTGTCGGGTCGAGGCAACGGCAAAAAGGGATTATCATAAGAGAGGACGTCTTCGCCATCCACTTCTTCCATAACCATTTGTGTATATGTACAAAGTCCTTTTTCTTTTACCTTAAATACCAACCATTTAATTTCAGGGAAAAGTCCGTTATCAATCCGGTCGTCGCTGGCTATATCTAACAGATCATAGCGAGGATGACCAGTACGAGTAACCCCCAGGTCTATTTGGGATCGAAGAACTTCCGGAAACTCGGTCGGGTTAATTTCTACATTATCACCCGGCATATAATGATCAATAGAAGATAAACTCATCTGAAAGGTGGTAGACAACTCAGGCATTATCCCCTGCCAAATATCAGCCACATCTTGTCTTGACAGAGAAACTTTGTGCTCCATCAAATAGATAACGGGAACGCGAGTGGGGGTTCCATTTTCTAATATTTCATCATATTCATCTGTACCAAACGGAGTTATCAAATCTGGTATAGATGGATAGCCCGGCGGTACCATATATCTTAGTACTTGGGACATCTTGGGCGGCAACGAATATTTTGTAAAGTGCTTGCGGAACTCTTTTATTTTAGGACCCAACATTTCAGCAGGGGCCTGCAAGGTGATAAAACGAGCCTGCCTCTTAGGATCAATATAATAAGGCATTGCCAGAATGGCTTCCGATAAAGTTTTTTCATCGTCTTGAGCTATCTCGCCAATACGCTTGGCTTTGGAAATATCAAACCCATCTGTCATAATCTCGTCTGGATCGAAGCCGCACAAAGATGCGAGAGAGCGTACAGGAACTCCATTCTGTACAGCTACACGTGGTGCCTTTTCTACACTTACAAATTCAGCCTCAACGGAGTAGGTCGTGCCGGCTTTCGTGATCGCGATCTTATCATACTCTCCCAAAGACACATCCTTCATAAACATATAAACCCCTTCCTCGGACTGAGGCATCACGCCATATTGGTGCCACATCCCCTGGGTCTCTGTAGTATATTCCCCTGGGGTAACGGAGGATGAGAAGTTATATCTCGGGGTGCCATCCATTTCCCGGGATGAGGGAAAGTCGAGCACGGGACTCTCCCATTTGGGCATTACGGTCCATTTGTTAGGATTTAAAGATTTGTAGCTTCCAAACCCTGTGGGAAATTCATTCCCCAGAACCACACTGGCATCTATATCCATTCTGTTTTGCCACGCACGGTTCCAGCCATAAGGAGGATTATAGATTGAAGAGACTACATTGCCCTGGTTGTCTATGTAAGATCCAGAAGTCATATCATAATAGGCTTCATGCTCATTGAGGTAACGAACAAATAATTCCCCCCGAGTATTATTAACAATTTCATCCAACGTATATTCGGCTTTGTCGCCGCGCGGAATAAAAGCAATTCGTGCCAAAGAAGGTCCGTAATAATAAGGGGGTGTGAATGGAGCAAATTCAGCACGATGAGAAGGCCAATTCAAAGGAGCGGGAAGTTGCTCGGCGGCAAGAGCATCCCACCCTGATGAACCTGTAGCTGTAGGGTGTCCAAAGGCATACGGGTTACTATAGAGGTTGAAATCCGATGTCTTCATTAGCCCCACTTCCATCATATAGCATCCCTTTTCTACGTTCACTGTACGCGGAGCATTGGGATTCTGATTACTGTCCGGGTCCTTAGGGTTAGGAACACCGCCAAATCGGCTTACAAATTTAGTCAAATATCCATCATCCCCAAATTTGTTTTCTTTTTTAGTAAGGAAGAAGCGAGGGACATTCGCCAGGAAGTTAGAAATAGCCTTATGATATAGGGTGCCGGTCATCGGAAGCTTAAACGATCCAGACACATCCTGGGACATATACTGATTGATATCTGATAAAACCAAAGTATTGTTGATAAGATTTTCTTCCTGGTCGAGTCCCGGGTCGTTGGGGTCTATAAAACCCATATGAGGGGCAGGATTTAAGATGGTTTCAAACGGTAGGCGATCTGCCCAAAAGAATTTATTAACGTCTTCACCGAATGTAGGATTAGAGAAATCAAAATTAGGATTGTCCCCTTCATTGGGCCGGCGGCGGTTTCCAGGGATAGTGCCGCTCACAGTGACGCTTAGGGATCCGGATAATGCTCCTCCGAGAGGAACGCTCGCTGATATAGGTAAAAACTGATTAGCATTACGCAGAGGACGGCGGACGGGGTAATCAACTGCTATTCCTGACTTAATAGAGTTATAAAAAATTCCGGGGGCAAAAGTTGGTCGCAAAAAGACCCTAGTAGGAGAATAACTCGGAGTGCCATAATTATAACTCAAGCGACCCAAAAACGATTGAGAAAAATGAGTAGCAACTTGGGTTGACCTCTTAACTGGGTAAAAGCCATCATACGGTAACAATTTAATGATGGCATCTGAACTCATTTCAAAATGACGGGGAAAGTTATTAAAAACAAAATCACTATCGCCGTTTGCCCGGGCGTCGGATGAGGGCATAAAATCACCCAAAAATTCAATCACATCGGTTTGGGCATATCTCTCATAAAAGCTCCCATTAGTTCCGTCATAAAGATTATCACTCGCTCCAGTCAACTCTAGAGAGGAAGACACCAGTGAAAATGGATCACTAGCATTGTTGTATTCTTCAATATGCTCGCTAATTCGAAATTCTGGGATAATAGTATAATCTTTTCCGGCAAGTCGTGAGTCTTCAACAAATTTTTCATATGAATTATAAAATGGATAACTATGACCAGTAGTCAGGAGTTCGCCTCGGTCTAGACCATCTACCACTCGACGTCCGCTCCCTGCTGTCCACGGCGGGCGGGTATACACCGAACCGGGTGATTTTGGTTGTGGGATTTCAAAACAACTTGTAGTTGCTCCGGACCCACTAGCAAAAGCAGATGCGTGGGCGTAACCACCGGCTACGGCTGTCCCTGTGATTGTTTTGCCATTCATAGCGGTACCGGGAACAGCAGCGATGAGGGTCACCACACCAGCGCCGGCATAAGTGCCTGTAATATTAATATTCCCGGCAGCATAGGAAAGTCCAACTGTTTGCACGACTGCCTGTGCAACAGCCTCTAGAGACGACGCGCCTTGACATCCAATAATAGTAGCTGTAGAAGCGGCGGGCGCTGTGGCAGCATCGAAAATATAAGTTACAGTGCCGTGAGCAACATCAGTTAAATCAAGAGTCTCACTATTTAAAGTATAATCTGTTCCGCCATTCCAAGTTGTCACAGTAGCGCCGGTAGGACCGCCGACCCCTGACCAAGTAATATCTTTAGTAGGACTGTTAAAGTCAGTGCCGGCTGTTCCCGCTGTTAAATCAATAGTGCGGACACTATCATATACCGGAGCATCAATACCCAAAGGAACGGCTAACGCCCTAGCGGCAATAATCGCATCATTCAAGCGCGAAGCGCAAACAGTAGCGGCTGCTGGTCCCGATACGCCAATAGTATATGTTCCTCCATCCCCCGGGACTGCGCCGGCTGTATAAGTAGTGGTTGTTGCTCCTACGTCAAACTGGAAACTGAAATCATTATAGAGATCCTGAATAACAAATTTCTGGGCATCAATTTGGGTTCCGTCAGCGGAGGTTCCCAATACAATATCTCCGGTGGCTTTGGTGTTCCCTTGCTCCTCATAGATGTCTTGGAAATATTCAGCGTAAGCGGAGAACGCTGGTGAGGATGAACAAGTGAGTTCAGTTACTGGGATATTGTAGGGATATTGGGCTGAATAAATAGATGAAGTGTTGTAATAAGCTGCATTACTTGTGCCACCATCCGCTGTATCAGTGATCCCGTCATTGATTGTACCATAATTAGTCATCATTAGCTCACCGGCAGCCATCGTGCCGGCATCCGCTAAAACAATTGGCTTGCCCGATGGGGCAATGACACTTGCCAACGGAGTAATGTAATCCGAATACAAGAAAGAATCCAATGGCCAAATAGATCCCGAACCCGCACCTGTCGGAATACTATAGAGAGCAGAAGGAGAAGCATAAGGTGTCTGATCAATCTTCAGGACCGGGTACCCGACGGAGTTAGTGAAAGGAGACTCAATTCGTGTAATCTGTCTATTGAAAGCCGAAGCACTTGCCGCAGAAATTAAATGTCTATAATTAACCAAAGTCGTGGCATCAAGTCCTGTTGCCAACTTTTTATCATCTTTCCAGTTCGGGTAAATAAAGGAAAGGCGCGCGCGAGAACCAGAAAAATATGTATAAACCTCTTTGGGATAAATCGTTTCAGGATAAGCCATCAAGCGAATAATGTCTAACCCGTCTACCGAATCTTGAACTTCTTGTGCCCTTAGATCTCTTATAATCTCGTAGGGTCTTTTTATTTTTCCATGCATCCATTTTTTGGTGCGATAATATTGATTTAATCCTCTGCTGGCAAAGCCCATTAACTCATTGCCATAAGTGGACTGCATTTGAATATTTATTTTACGATCAGAAGTTTGAGATGGCTTTCCGATTGGGGTATATATTTGTTTTATTAACTGCTTATATCGAGAAGTGATTGGTGGTTCTCGATATTGAGCAGAGAAAGAATAAGTAAGTGGTTGATTAGTTCGATTAGAAACAGTGCGGGTCAAGGTTCCTATCTTATATGATTCAAGGCGAATTCCCGCGGCGTTGCGGGATTCACTCACCAAAGGGGGCAACTCATATACATTGTTCTGTACATAATACCTGCCCGCAGCGGATTCTCCTGCTCGGACCTGTTTCCACGGAACAAAATCTCTATTGTGAGCCCACAAAAACTCTTTCTTGTTTGCTGTATTCAAAAATACACCCGGATAACCTGCCGGGAACAGAGATTCGATACTAGAAGTGACAAAAGAAATATTTTCAGGATAACGACACCAAAGGGCCACATATTGATTATATACCGCTTGATTATCTGATCCTGAGATATATGAGGTCCACTGCGAACGATCCGCTGCGGGAAGTGGGCTCACCAAAAACCCATTGTTGTAAAACGATCCGGTAGCATAAGCGGCGGTCGGTGATGTAGTGGTAATCCCAATTCTCAGTATTCCATTTTTAGGATTCTTGTGAACCGAGGGGATCGTCTCTGTAGCGTTTTGCCACCCACCAAAACGGGTATGATCTTTAAGCTGGGAATTATATGGTGCTCGAACCCCTATGTTTCTATAAGGCAGAGCGTTATTCGGGGCATATTGATCCGAGTTGACATCTCTAAATTGCTGTTTTGATGTTGCTTTGCCACCCGGTGACTCAAAGCGTTCTACAAAAATGGTCTCATTGATTCTTCGTCCCGATCGTTGTCGAGGCGCTGGATAATCAGCGGACCCGGACAAACCCGCAGCGGCACGGGTAGGAGTTCTCAAGAAAGCAGTAGGCATGGAATATTGATAAAATGAAGTATTAAATACAAAATCCATATTGGTCGCGGCACGATTCACCGTAGAGACGGTCTCATAGCGTTTGACAAAGTTACCAACCTGTCTCAGCCCTTGATCATCTGTATGACTGCTGGTTACGGTTAAGATATTGCTTATGTTGACAGGAGACTTGGATCCCATCCCTCTTAGATAACGACCTTGAGGAATAGAACCGGGAGTAATATTGGAAATAGACCCAGTTCCAGAGGCGATAGCTAAGGTAAATTCTTCCTTTCTATCTAGGCTTCTAAGTGGCGCGTTGTGTCGAGCCTGAATACCACCCACCCATCGCTTGGTAAATGGTCCTTGCATTGGGACACTGTGCCGGAAAGGAAATATGGAATCTTCGTGGAGGTTGTTAAGAGAGATACCAGTGAGTCCGGCGGAATTTAGAACTGCATTATATCCGGAGTTAATGCTAGAACTAATTGCAGTGAAAGGAGATAGTTGGTCTCCTGGATATCCTACACCATCCTTGAGAACCCTAAAGGGTACCTTAGTCTTAACGTTGGGGTCACTATAATCCTCACAATCAGGTAAAGGTCCAAACTGATCAAAGGTTATATTGCTAATACGTCTCTTTTTATTATATTCTTGATTTATCCCCCCGATATAAGGCGAGCGGAAATCTGAACTTAAACATACGATGCGGTTTCTGCGGTTCTCGACATCAATAGCTCTGAGAACTATAGGACGGATAGGGCTAGCATTTGGAGGGGTGCTCCGAGTACGCCACCAGAAACAATTCTCAGTTTGACTATCTGAGATTGGGTGATGATTCTTTCCCCAACCAGGAGCTGTGACACATATACTCCCACTAAATACCGTGAATTCCGGGTCGCCTGGATACCAGGGCTCTTTCTTTTTGAGATAAGGAAGCTTGTATTGAATTTTGGGTCTTTCTAATACATGGTTCTCTACGACTTTGCGTACACTCTTCGCATAACGAGAAGACTCTGGAAACAATTGTTCTATCATTTCCGTCATTGCAGTGTCTAGCCACTTATAAAAGCGAACATATTTGTCCAAATCGGGTATATCATTTCTTACTTTTCGGAAGAATATCTCTCGAACTTTTTCCATTCGTTTGTACTGAATACGATATTTGTTGACCGGCTCGCCGATAAGGTTATTAAACTCATCGATAGAAGCAAAAAGTGCCAACATCCGATGGGAAATGCTCTCATACATACTTTTTTCGACAGCGAAGAAGAAACTAATAGGTCGCACATACACACCGAAGGTGGTGTCATCTTGGCTTAATACTTTAACCATAGTATCACTGCCAATATATTCGGGAACTTCTAATTTGCTTCGGTAGACATAATCCTTGCGGACTGGAGTGGAATTAGTTGTAAAGAAATCGCCGCGACCAGTGTGTTGGCGCAAATTAATATTACTAAATGTGGGATGCTGGTATTCGCTTGGATATTTTCCATCAACTGATCCAGACGAAAAATCAGTGACCGGGAATTGTCCCGACGCATCGCTCCCTGTAATATTGGCAAAATCCCAATCAAGAGCCAGAGTTTGGATTCGAGGGATATATACCGGCGGTTTCGCCGTCTGAAACGAATAGGCGTTTCGATAAGGATCTTTTCTCCCAAAAGTATTAACTTCGTTAGCCTGGAAGTCCACTGTTTCTGGGGGTATATAATCGGTCCAATAGCGCAAACTTGTACCACGGACATCAGTGGGTACTAGTCCGCTTCCGGTAAAGTTGGTTCGATGAGCGCCAAGGTAGGCGCGCTTGGCGGAAGTAACGGCTCCCAGTCCAGCCTGGATAGCATAATCAGCAGTAGCTTGGAAATAATTTCTTTTGATTCCCGTATCATAATTGACACCGTACAATTCTAAAGTATACCCTGTGATAGCAGCCGATGACCCAGTTACTCCATCGGTATAGGGATAGTTCTTAGGTCTTACTGATAAAGAAAGGTTCCATTTTTGCCCGTCATAAACATTGTAGAAAATACTACTTGTCAATAAAGTAGTTCCGGCACGATCTTTGACTACAAAATAAGCATCTCGTACTTGCTCCAAAGGAGAATAAATATCGGCATATTCTCCCGGACTTTTAACCGCATATACTTGGAGTCCAAAATCATTTACTGCACTAGCCCAAGTAAGATCTGTCGAGGATGTAGTTGCTGTCAAAGGAGTGTGAAACCCGTACAAAGAAGCACTTACCACAGTTGGAAGAGTATAATCTAATGTTTGGTAATTGGTTTTATCAGGAAACACAAAAGTTCCCTGCATTGTCATTGCAAACTCGCCACTAGTCGATGCACTAAGAATCCCTACGGAATTAGGATTAGAGGAGTCATAATATTGATATACTGTGGCATAATCGTCACTTTGATTTAAAAGACCAGTAAAATCAACAAAACGTTTATCACTAACTGCTGGTGTATAACTACTCGTCAACCGGAAATCGGCATTATCTGAATAGGTGTTAAGAGAAATTATCTCATCCCCGACACCCAAACATCTAATAAAATTACGGATGGCTTTTTCATTGCCTTTGGATTTGAAAATATAGTTTAAATTATTATAAAGATTTTTATAGATAGCATTTTTAATATCAACGACTCGTTGGTCAAAATTAATCTGCTCATCACGTTTTAAGAATTGTTGTAAAACTCCTGCGTTTTCAAAAAACTCTGGAGTTTCCATTCCCAAGCTTTCGATTAGACGATCATTGTGGGGAAAATCGTTTAGAGTTGCTTCAACACTCCCGGAAATGTAATCAATAAATCGTGTTTCCTGCAATCCTTTTATTTGATTTTGAGTAGAATCAAAATACATTGCCACAATCTGGAGTAAATTTCCAAGCTCTCCTTCATTTTGGTGGTCGTCATCAATGATCCAAGACGGAAGAAAATTCATTAACCAAGAATTATTCGTATAGTCGTAGTTGCTGCCAGTAAGGACATACCCCTCTTTGCTCGCCACATACAGAGGATTAGAAGCTCTAACTATAGGATCGGGCACCTCCTTGACGTCGGTTAGCTGGAGGCTGTCAACGGCTGAACCCGTGTTCCGGCTAGTCGAAGAATTATAATTAATGAACTGCCCATTTGAAACCCGTCCAGAATAATCTAAAACTACACTATCAATAGAACTTGTAGCGGTAATACCTTCGTTGAATTTGTAATAAGCACCCAGAGAAACATTCGCATCATATTTGTTGGACCCCCCATAAACGTGAGAGAACCAATGGCGTCCAATCTCTTCATCGTTACGGTTCTTTTTCCAGAACCTGAATTCATCCATGCTAGCATTGAGGTTACCGCTGCCCTCCATTAGAGTGCCGTGATATGCACTACCAGAGGGACTGGATCGTAATGCTCCAAGGTTCCCAATCATTGTACCGGTTACTTCGCTTATCGCACCAGATGCACCAGTTATTGCGGTAGAAATACACTTTCCATTAATAAAGAAATTAATAGTAGGATCGGCGAGAGAGGTGTTAAAGACAAGGGAATAATACTGCCAGGTATTATTGGCAATATTCAATCCTCCGGTGGTAGGAACGGGTAATCGAGTAAAACCATTCGATCCCGAGCGCATCGTGACATAGAAGCGATCAGTGTTCCCGGCTGATCCGCTCTCTATTTCAACTCGCAGTCGTCCGTAATCTGAAGAGCCAGTGGCTGCACCATTGGTTAAATCTAATATTACTTGCTTGACGGATTCGGAGGCAGGATTAATCGGAGATTCTTTATGAAGGAAAAATTCTACCGTGGTACCGTTGGTGCCACCAAATTCTAGATTGGATGTTCGATATTTTGGTTCATTATAGAATGTATTGAGATGAGGACCACCCTTGACTTGGATATATTCGGGATTAGTAACAGAGTAGTATCCGCTTGAATTGGAAACCGCAGTTGCTGCGGTGGACCCAAAGAAGACATATCCAGTACTTTTGGGATAAACATCTTCAAGCATATATTTTTCAAGGGGAGAAATATCATTATAAAATTTTGTTTTTTCCAGAGATGATCCGTCATATGGATAATAATTGAGAATATAATTAAAAGCATTTGCATAATATCTCTGCGCAGATCCATACTTTACAAAGTTTTCCGGATTACTATAATCTACCGGGGGAAGAAAATATTCTCTTCTTTCTACCTTCTCTTTGAGGTCCTCGGCAGACTCTATGCCGTCGCCGAGGTCTCCGGGAGCAGATTTTTTAAGATATTTAGAGACCGTGATAGCCTGTTTATTTTTGTCAAATAATTTTTTTATACTCATTGCGTATCATCTTCAATCCGGAATTTGAAAACAGAAGGCTGTTCTACATAACTCCCCTCTTGATAAAAGGCAAATTTAATACCGTAAGAGTAGCCTGCCTCCAGACAAGAAGTATCAAGAGAAAAATAATTCCCATCTCCATCATACGAAAGTTGGCTATAATTATTGTTAGAACTTCCGGTACCATATGGAATGACATTCAAATCATCGACCACCCGGTAGATCCTATAGTATGCCTGATCAATCACTAATGGTTTAGTTTCGGCCGTAGCCACAGTGTAGATATTAGGTGACCAATTCTTATTACGCACAAAAACACGCAACGAAGGTTTTTCTCCTTTCGGATATTCACTTTTAAGATTGGTGATAGTAGTGATATATGAGGTTTCATCAACAGTGGTTGCTGTATCCCACGATAAAGGCTGATAAGATCCTGTTCTAAAATTAACGAGCGATGCGCCAGATCCAGTGTGCCACACATCGTAAACCTCGGTCAAAGTGCTCGGGGATGCATAAGAGGCCGTATATATTCCGGTAATGTTTGCACCGTTTTCTACTAAGAGTCCCCCCGTGACAACGGTAGAGCTTATACCGGCTTCACTGACTAGAGTTAAGGGCGCGCCCGATGGTGTACCGTCCGAGCCAGAGTATACCGATACAGATATTTTATTGTCTTTAAGTGTTGGGATATTTTTTAAAGTTCCCCGGATCCTGTTGTACAAATATAATGTATTAAGGTTATCTGCACCCGAGGCTGCGCTCGAACTTATGTAAAAACTTCCGCGGTCATCTTTCCTTGTCGAGTCCCAGCGGGCTTCAAGGGTCGGGCGATAATGAAAAAATTCACTTGTTCGAGAGAAGAATTTCTTTGTATATAAAGTATCTGAGCCCGAAACCGCACTGTCCGGAAATCTTAATAAGAGTCCGTAATTATCTGTACTATCGAGCCAACTATAAACAAATTCCGAAATATCAAGCTCTATGTTTTCAAGACCAGTTGGGAAGTTTATGGTTCCCGAAGTGTTGGGTCCAGTCAATACATCACCGCCCGGAGTTGTCCAGCTAGTTGTGGTGGACGCCGAGACCCAACTAGACTGCCCAATATTGGTATAGTTATCCATGTCCAAGCCACGACCCTCATCCCACTCTCTAGAAATAAGATGGGCACCCAAGCTAAAACTGAGAGGTAATGTACTGCCGTGAGGAGCATTGTACATATTAAGATAAAACTTAAGACTACCGGTCGCATTGGGTAAAGTTCCATCAGACATATCAGCGGCTATATCCACTACTGGAAACTGAATTAAAAACCGAGTTTGTTCGGCGTTAAGTGCATTTTGAGCCGAAGGAGCATCGGTAACTGAGGCTGAGGTTTGTCCGTGAATCACAAAAGCCTCTAGAATATCAGCAGCCCCCATATTGGCGGCTGTTCCACGATCACTTAAGTTTGCTTTAAAGGCATTCGTGATAGTGTTGTCTTTAGAAGCATAATATTTTTTTATACCCATTTTATGTTACAACTCCCATAATATCCACAGATGGCAACAAGACTTCTGCTACCGAATCTTCTGGTATTTTTAAGAAGCGACCGTCGTCCGAAAGATTGGAATCAATATCATATACATATCCGGCATAAGCTGCACCTGTTTTATTAACTATTTCGACATCTGTAGTGTCAACGACGCCCGGGACTTCATTCAATAATTTGTAGATCTCGGAAATATAAACTGCCTCGCCGATATTAAATTTGACATTAATATATTCATTAAGGAGCTTTCTATAGCACGCATCCAAGAGTGTATATTTGTTTACATCCAATTCCGGGAGGATGGTAAAATTAATTCCTATATTGATCACTCTGCCACTCAAAATATCCAAGGTGTCATTTATCATCCGGTACTTGTTTAGCCAAATAGCTGCATTCTGTAATAAAGCTTGATTAGGTATGGATAAATCACCGGCAGTATCTTCGGCGAGAATATATACATTTAGATTTCGTTTGAAAGAGTCTGGGTCCCTGACCACATTTGCTCTCTTGATGCTCCCAAAAGATGCGGGCATACGGTAGAGCAAATTAATATAATCAGTTCGAGTAACAGCCCTGTTTTGAGCCGCAAATGTTCCAAAGGCCCTTTGGCGAATCTCTTCGGTACTTAATACCGACGTATCTCCCTGAATGGGTTCTTCGTTTTCTACCTGTACAGATGAAATTACTGCTGTGGTAGCTGTAGGAGATAAACTTCCCTGGTCCCTAAAGGTGAATGTCGGGGAGATAACTGTTGCGAGAGTACCTACGGCAGCGTTAACCGATGTAGTAGTATTTGACATATATTTAATAGTAAGACTGGTATTGGTTGGTACTACACCAAATTTATCGCTTTCGATGAGATTGGTTGGGTCAAAAGTTTGATCAGTAGTATAGGTTCGACCACTCACGTTTAAGACAACATCCGCCGGGTCCACAATAACATCTTTTGTTAAGTTTTCTTCTGAGCCGTATCCAAATTGGATATAAGTTTTACCCATTCCTGTGAATTCAGTAATAAATCGTCGTGGAACCGGTTTTGTTTTTATTATGAAAGGGACCGCTGTCCGGTCGCTCTCAGTATTGCGAAACTGTTGGAAAACTATATCCTGAGTCAAGTAATCTACTTGATAATATTCATTTCCCTGAGAGTCTGTTACAGACAATATTTCAGTAACATTATTATCTGAAATCTGGAGTCGTAAAAAGCGTTGATAATCGCCCACACTAATGGTTTCTTGCTTCTCTTGTCCTGATATGACGCGGCCGCTAGCCTTTATAGCAAAAGATGTAGGGTTTCCGGTGGTATTATCCACCTTTGAGACAGTAATCTCATTCTCTGAAGCGGAAAAGTCCACATTTTCATCGAGGGTGTAGACAGCATTTCCATTACTTGAGACGCGGGCTCCCCTCAATAAGATGGGAACATAATTCAAATCGGGTCCGCGGGCAGTCGCCTTGGCGGGGACTTCTATATAAAAGGAAGCTATACCCGTAGACTGAGGGGCTCCTGGCTGCTTATATCCCATAATCTCCGACAAACGAACCACATTCTCATAAAGAATCGCGCTATCAAGCAAACTTTCGTTAGTTTGGAAATCTGCATAATAAGATAATTGATCTCCAACATAGGACACCATGTCCAAGACCAATGAGCCAAAAGAAGCCTCACTAAAATCCTTAAAGGTAGTAGGATAATAGCGTTTTGCATAATTTTCAAGATCTTGCTTAATAGAAGCAAAGTCCCGACTGGTATAATTTATAGGTCTAATTGCCATAAGAAATAATTCCCGCTTGAATTAAATAGTTATATTTGAAGTTATTCGTAGTTCATCACGGACGTTATATGGTGAAATATTATATACGATCGAGATCTGGATCTGATTCAAGGGGATCTGGGGATTATCTTCAGAAGTTTGAAACTCAATATTTTCTAAGTTTACATCGGGCATAAATAATCCAACCTGGGTTGTGATTCTCTGAACTGCTCCGTCCAAAGTGGACTGCCCTACATTTTCAAACAATAATCCATAGAGTCCCGCTCCAAATTCTGGTACCATAATGCGTTCGCCCGGAGCAGTCAAGAGAAGATTTTTTAAATTTTGGCGCACCACTTCTCCTAAATTCTTATTTAAAATATAAGGACCGTCTACCGGACTGTAAGTCAAGGGGAGCTTGACCGATATTCCTTCTAATTTTGACATTTTTTCCGCTCCTCTATTAAAATTCTAACAATAACTAGTTGTTAATTACGACTTTCTCGTAGCAGCCAAAATTGAAGTTATACTCTCGATTTCTGCGAACACGTAACGTAAACCCATTCTGCCACCTTCGTTGGGTTCGTCGGGTCCTAATCCTGCATAGTAAGTTAAAAAATCCTTTACCCTTTGTTTGGCTCTCGATTCGGTACTGTCATCGTCCACACCTTGTGTTCTCAACCTCTCATAATCGTCGCGAGCATCATCTGACTCAATAATTAATCTGGCTAATACCAACTGGACGTTTTCTTTTGTTACCGTTCCTTGGGTCGGATTAATCCCGGCGCTTTTTATTATGGAGGGAATGCGCCCCAGAGCAGCATTGGGATCCAAGTTTAACAGTTCTTTTATAAATTCTCGGTATATCGGGGCGTTGTCACCATCGTCGCTAAACATCTGGTTCCAATCATCGGTGTCCATGTGGAGTTGAATATCATTGTTTTTCAATAGGCTTCTACGGTCGGCTAAACTGAGGTTTACATTGGCCAACTGGACAAAATACCCTAATTCTTCCGCTAGGTTCCCAAGAAGATAGTTCAAGTGTTGTTGTAGCTCTTCAGCACTGCTGTATGTGCGTTCATAAACTGGGTCGTGTCCGGTTACACGAATCGTATATTTTCTCTGATGTCCGCCTAGACCGCCACGGATGCCGGCTTCATTTCGAGTATTAATAGTTCTGCGAATAGTTGAATTAGTGACTGAAATAGGATATGCAGTGAGATCAAAATCATAACCGTTATCAGGAGTGCCCCTCATAGCGACCATTAGAGCTTGGTCCGCGGCTGTTGTAAGTGCGTGATTTTGACGGGCGGAACGACTAAAACGATTCATTGGTTTAATAGAGTTGTCATAATATATTAATGATTGAGCAATCATTATGGGGGTTGGCATATAATAAAGCCCATAGCGATATCCCTCACGGGTGAGTCGGAGGTTGCGATAGAAGCGACGTCCGTAATTTGATCCTTGCATAAAGGTTTGTAAACTGAGGCTAAAATTAATTCTTTGTTCTTCATTGCCGAAGCTATAATAATCTCGAACAGCTTGGGATCTCTGTTTGATCGCATCATAAGCAGAAATATAAAAAGAGGTTAAACACTTCTTATATCGACTGCCAGTTGTATTACTACTGTCGTATAGTGCTGGGATTTCAAGTTGGTGCCAATATCCTCTTTGTTCTTTATCTTCAGCATCAACACGTCGCGGGTTAATACCTACACCATCTCCTACCAAGAATTTTTCTACAATACCAAATATTTTTTGAGTGTATGCATCACCGGAAACGTTGGGGTCTATGGTAACGTCTCCATAGACATATTCAAAACTGGTTATTGCTTCTTGGGCCACACCCCACATCTCATAAGTTTGAAACTCTTTTATTATTTTTTTGGTTAAATAGTCGGTAACTAATTTGACCGTTCCCAAATTCCGCCAAGCGGGATAAACTCTTCTCAAGGGAAAGACATTGAGCATAAACATTTGGATGCGGACTTGAATACAACTAGAGAGAGCTTCTCCTTGCTGTTTTTTAAGAACATCCAAGCACGGTTCATCCTTAGGGGTGAGGGGACTTTCGGATAAGATTCTCGTCCATTTATTCAGGGTGGTTTTAGCCGCCGGCTGGATATAGGAGGCGTTAAGAGTTCGGTAAACGCTTTCACTCCCATTGTCTATAGCCAGGGAGCCATCATAAAGCTTATCTCGTGCCGGAGCCGGCGTGACTTCGTGGTTGGCTGAATTAATACTAGGAAAATAAGCATAAGGTCCCATTTGAATGGTGTTATCACCGCGATCTTCACTAAATAGCCACTCGTGAGTGGCTTCTGTACCCATATAAGCATTAGCCATCAGTATCTGTAGTCCACCCCATTGACTAGTCTGCTGTCCAAG